TACGAATGACCGATTGGCTATACAATGGTGAACCTTATTATGAACCTGGAGAATATTATGGATTTGTCTACATCATCGAAAACTTGCTATCTGGTAGGAAGTACATTGGGAAGAAATTTTTCTGGTCTATCAAACGAAAGCAAATTAATAAAAAACGTAAGTCATACAAAGTCGAATCTGACTGGAAAGAGTATTGGAGTTCTTCTGATGAGCTCAAAACAGATGTCGAAAATCTGGGAAGAGAAAATTTCAAGCGCACGATAATTCATCTATGCCCTAATAAGGGTACTGCAAATTACTTGGAAGCAAAAGAGCAATTTACCAGATCAGTGTTAGAAAATAAAGAACTATGGTATAATTCATGGATATCAGTTAAAGTGATGAGATCCCATGTGAGGCTACCCTAATGTTTGCAATCTGTATTACACTACTTACAGCGCTACTACTTTCAGCAGTAGCAGCTTATTTTTCTGTTGCCGGGCTAATGGCAATTTTTGCTTCGGCCGCGATTCCTATAGCTGTGATGGGAGGTACGCTTGAACTTGCAAAAATAGTTACAGCGTCTTGGGTATATCGAAACTGGAAGACTGCACCAGTTATTTTTAGATACTACCTTACTGTAGCAACCGTTATTCTTTCTCTTATTACATCGCTAGGTATATTTGGATATCTATCCAAAGCCCACCTAGACCAAGCCATACCAACAGGGGATGTTGCAGCCAAACTAGCGCTTTACGATGAAAGAATTAAAGTTGAAAAAGATAACATAGATGTTAATCGTAAAGCACTAAAGCAGATGGATGAGTCTGTGGACCAAATTATGGTACGCTCTACAGATGAAAAAGGCGCCGATAAAGAAGCAGCTATACGCAAATCTCAACAAAAAGAACGTAGTCGCCTTCTTACAGAAATTGAAACATATAACAAACGGGTAGCGTCTCTTAATGAAGAAAGAGTACCCGTGGCCGCCGAGGTTCGTAAAGTGGAAGCAGAGGTTGGGCCAATTAAATATATTGCAGCTCTTATCTACACAGAACAAACTACTGATGTATTAGAAAAAGCCGTAAGGTGGGTAATTATTGCTTTAGTAACGGTATTTGATCCCTTAGCAATATTATTATTAATTGCAGCCAATATGTCATACCGTAACTTACGAGCACCTCCTGCAGTATTTGAACCCCCTGTTTCTTCTGAATTTCAAACCCCAGAACCTCAGGTACTAGACATTCCAAAAGAATTCCCTGACGTCTTTACTAGTCAATACTCATACCCCCAACCCACAGAAGAAAAAGTAGTTACTGAAACTCCAAAACCTAAAGAAACTTGGAGTGAGGTACTTTACCGGCGTGCCGGTCTTTTAAAGAAGTAACGTAACGCTTGCTTATAATCCTATTATAGCATATAATAACATATGTTCAGGAGGTTATATGATTAAAGATAATGTAGAATTTGATGATAGTGAATTTGATCTTAAATTTAACTACTTCGAAGATATCAGAAAAACTAATAAGTTTAGATCTGTATGGTCGATGTACGAAGTATTAAACATCCATGAATTATCTGGTTTGAGTGGTGATACACTTAGGTACGGTGATCATTGGGGTGAAGGCGCGATAGTAATTCCTTTACCTGGTGGGGAGTTACAATGGTGGGACTTGTGGGTTGCAGCTGAGAAAGCAATCAATGAATCTGGAGACAACCACCATATGTATATTGAGTATTTCCGTAAAAAAGGTAACGACATTTATTTGAGTACAGGGAGTTAATATGAGTCAAGTTGCAAAGCATGCTTACGAGTCTACTTATTATATAAACGCTTGTGAAGACGAGCGGAAAGTATTCCGTGAATGGTTAGGCGGTGTATTGCGTATGCATTACGTCAATATTCACTTTCGTAAAAAAGACGGTTCTATTCGTATCATGAATTGTACCTTACAAGAAGGTAAGACACTCGATTACGAGAAGAAAACCGATCGAGTAAAAACTGTAAGTGAAGAGACGTGCCCGGTATTTGATATCGATAAAAAAGAATGGAGATCATTCCGTTATGATTCCATTACAGAAATTCGGTTCAACTTATGAGTAGAGCTGTGAGTAGAGTTATTATAAATGAGCCTCACGGCATTACACCAGACTTAGTTAATTATAAGTCTGCACTATCTCGTGCTTTTAATTTTTATAATCAAGATAAAGATAAAAAAGATGCACGTATATATCTTAAATCGTATATTAAGTATAATAACTTAACTGTTAATTTAGACGGTGTATCTGATAGTGATATAGTTCTTACCTATGGCTGGTTAGCTCGACTAGTATTAAACGGTAATATACTGATACCTCGCCATATTGAAGACCTTAATGATTATATTAAAAGTCTTGTCACTACAAAAGTAGCGATTAAGGTTGTAGAAGATAAGCCCGCTCGACCTTCGGTTCGTGATTATATGCAAGATAAGATTGCAGAAGTAATCGGAGATCTTGAAGGAGCAGTAGATACATTTATAGAAGAAGAAAAAGAGTTTGATCTCTATAACTATTTACAAGCTAATTCTATTCCTAAGCCCTACTGCAAGGATATAGACATCTGGGCTCGTAAAAAAGGAACAGAATTTACTGAACTATATCAGACCACCGATAAAGAACTTAAAGAGGTATATTCACATATCGGACGCCGTCAACAAGCTACCCTTGTAAAAATGTTTGGCTCCTTTATCGTTGATCTAGAAAGATATACTCAGTTCAAGAAAGCTAACCGTAAACCACGTGTTATTAAAACTAAACCACCTGGCGTACAAGTGGCTAAACTAAAATATAAAAAAGAAGATACTGAATTAGGTATTAAGTCAGTACTTCCATCAGAAATAGTTGGAGCTTCTCAGGTATGGGTATATAATGTTAAGTATAAGAGATTGGCTGCCTATCGTTCAGATTCTGCGCAAGGCATACAGGTAAAAGGTTCTACCTTACAGAACTACGACCCGGATATGAGTGAATGCCGATCTATTCGGCGACCGGAGGCATTCTTAAAGGTATTACTAGATGCTAGTAAGGTAAAGTTGCGTAAGCTTCTTTCCGATCTCACAACCAAGGGGTACGATGTAACTGGTCGTATCAACGATGAATGTATTATTGTGAGAGTTATTAAATGATTGTTATTGACTATTCTCAGACTATTATCTCTAATTTAATGGCTGAGATTGGTAATAGGACCGATGTTGAACTTGATGTAAACTTACTTCGTCATATGGTAATTAATACCATTAGAAGTCATAAGGTTAAGTTTAGCAAGGAGTACGGTGAGGTTGTTATTGCTTGTGACAGCCGTAAGTACTGGCGTAAAGAAGTATTTCCCTACTATAAGGCTAACCGTAAGAAAGCTAGAGAAGACTCTGGATTTAATTGGCCTTTGATCTTTGATTCTATTAATTTAATTAAAGAAGAGCTTAAAGCTATTTTTCCTTATAAAGTTATTGAAATTGAGGGTGCTGAAGCAGATGATGTAATAGCTTCTTTAGTATACTGGTCATTAGAAAATGATGTTAGAGAAGGTACTTTAGTAGCTGAACCTAAACCATTCTTAATTATATCTGGTGACCATGACTTTAATCAGTTACAGAAATATCAGCACGTAAAACAATTTTCACCTACTCTGAAAAAGTTTATTAAACCAGAAAATAGTATCCATGAAGTATTAATGGAGCATATTGTAAAGGGTGATAAAGGCGACGGGGTACCTAATATCTTAACAGCTGATGATGCAATTGTGAGCGGTGAGAGACAGAAATCTGTTACTTCTAAACGTCTTCAGGAATTCTTTGACAACGGGTTTATTGCATGTAAAACCGAAGAAGAAAGACGTAATTACCACCGTAATGCTTTGTTAGTTGACCTTGCTATGATTCCTAAACATATCCAAGAAGAGGTTATAAATACCTATACGACATATCCCGTTAAGGATAGAGGCCAGTTGCTTAATTATTTTATGACTAATAGAATGAAGCAGATGATTGAACATATAGAGGAGTTCTAATGCACTTACTAGTATCCGAAATTTTAGATAAATTCGAAGCTGCTAAAACCCGAGAAGAAAAGATA